TTGTACACGATGTCCGGCTGGTTGTAGATGTAGAAGTCATACTCTTCCTCTTGCGTGCCGTACTTGGTGACGTTGTGCCGCAGGATGATCGTCTTCTCGTTGGTGTCCTGCGGCCGATCCGACAGGGCGGCCCAACTCAGCCGCCACTTCACCTTCATCTTCGTCACGATGTCTTCCGTGCTGGTCAACTCCACCTCGATGCCGTTCTCGGCGTCGATGTCGCTCACCGTGATGGTATCCACGGGCGTCGGCTGTTCCGGCAGATACTTCAGGTAGAACACACCGTTGCTGATCCAGATGGCGCAGCGGGCCTGGAAGGCGATCTCCTGCAACACCTGGATCGTGTTCTTCCGCTCCAAGATCGGGAAGTTCGCCGGAAACGCGGCGAGTTTCTCCTGGACGTGGTTGAACGAAGTTGCATCCCAGGTCAGGTCCGTGTAGTTGTCGATCAGGTACTTGAGGATGTTCACGGTGTCCGGGCCGACGCTGGACTCGAACGTCACGTAAAGATCATCGCTCCACCCCTGATCCGTAATGGTTGACAGCGGCTTGTTGACCACGATCTGCACGGCCGTCACCGAGCCGTAAACCTGGGTCGTGACCGTGTAGAGATCGGTTGGCACGTCCACAAGCCGCCGCTCGCCGGTGAGCTGCTTGTACGCCTTCACGGCCAGGACCGTCCCCGGCACGATGGAGGCGATGTAGGTAATCGGTTCGTCGCCGGAGAGCGTCACCGTTTGCCCCGGATCGGCCCAGAATTGCTGGGCTACCGGCGACGTGTCCATCTCGCTGACCGTGGCGTTGGTATTGGTAATCGTCACGCCCTGGTCCACGATCTTGTTGCCGGCGGGGAACCCGTCGCCGCAGCCGTTGGGAACCTCCGACTCGTAGCGGTAGTAGCTCACCTGGGTCGGTTCCAGGCAAACGGCCGGTTCGGTCGTCTTCTCGGCATACGCGGCTTGAGCCGTGGCTTCGTCCGCTGGATGCGTGCGGCCGGTGACGGTGAATAAGTCACCTTGGAAGGAACCCGTAAACAGGCCGCCGTTGATATTGAGCGTAATCGACTGATTCTGCGGAAAGTCCTCGCCGCCAAGGATATGGATAGGATTCTCGCCCACGCCCCTGGCATTGGCATCGGCGATCTGCTGTTCCTTGCGGGCCAACGCGCAGGCCCGCTGCTTGTCGCGTCGCGCCACCCCTTGCTGCATCTGCTGATTCAATTGGTCGATCTGCTTCTGAAGGTCCGCCGCCTTCTTGGCGTCCACCGGCGGATGAAACGCCGGTGCCCAGCACTCCTTGACCCTCTTCAGGTGGTTGATCTGAATGAGCATCTGCAACAGGCTGAGCGTGAACTGCGAGTCGTCCGCCCCGTCCGAGAGTGCTTGCCACAACTCGATGCCGCTCACGACACCCGTGCCCGTCAGCGTTGTTCCCGTCACCGCCTTGTTGACTTGCAGGGCGGGGTAATTCATCACCTTGCCGAAGATCATCGGCCAGGCTTTGCCCACCATGTCCGCCGGCAGGTAGGGAAACTGGCCCTCTTCCGCCGAGAAGCCGATTTCCTTGTCTTCCAGTTGCGAGAGGATGATGAACTTGACCGTCCGGTCCCGCTCGCTCCACGTGATGGGCGAACTGACCTTGCCGCTGAAGAGCAGAAACTTGTCCGCCAGATCGAGGCCGTTGAAATACTGGTAGACCCGCGCCGTCCGCTTGTGAACGTCATGGGCATCCATGACGGCCTTGATCGTGCCGTCCGTGTCGTCCAGCGTGATGGCAAGTTCCTGCGACCCGCCGCTGCTGCTGACGTTGACCACGTTGTCCAGGTCGCCGACTTCGACGATCCGGCCAGGGATTCCCCCAACCGTCCGGTCGGCATAGGCCGCCGTGTTGCCGTCCACCCAATCCACCTCGATGATGGTGATGGGTTCGGTGCCGCAGCGTGCCGCCAGCTTCGCTAGTCCCGGTTCGGATATGCTTCTCACTGCTCCACCCCCTCGAACTCCAAGTCGATCATCTGGGCCTCGCCGACCGGCCAAGGCGCGATCGCCGGCCCTGCCTTCTGCGGCGTGTCGAACTCGAACGGATTGTTCGTGAAGTTGCCGACCCAAACGCGCCCGTTGTGGTCGATTACTTTCACCGACGAAGCGAAGTAGGCGAAGAGGAAGGCCCGTAGCTCCAAGCCCTTGTTGCGCATCACGCGAAAGGTCCACTTCAGCTTTCGCCGCTCCCCCTTGCGCTTGACATAGGTGTAGCGTGTGCCGTCCATCGCCGTCTTGCGAGTGACCGTCGCCGTTAGACCCTCCTGGTCGCTAAGCTGCGGGTTGGGTAGTAGCGTGGTGGTCTGTAGCATCGGATACGGGGCTTGCAACGTGAACATGGGCCTCTCCTCGCCTTACGCCGGAACCAACTCGCCCTCGAACTCCAAATTCGCCGAAAAGCTATCCTTGCCGTCCTGGACGACCGGCTCGGTCGGACTGGTGACAATGCCTTTCCAGGCCCGGCCCTCCCAATCGAGCAGCCCAATCTCTTCGCCCAGGTGCGTCTCCAGGAAGGCGAGCAACTGCTGGGTTTGGACGCTGCGCAGACCCGAGAACGTCAGCACGAGGGTCTGAATCTTCGGCCAGATCGGGTCGGCGAAGACGATCAGCGTGCCGCCTCGGGTCTCCCGCAAGATGCGATTGAAGCTGAGACGATCCTTGTTGCCGAGGTTGGGCGCTCGCAACGTCAGCGAGTCCGTCACGACCCCTTCAGCCGGATAGAACAACTGGAACGGCAGCGCGACGTGCTCGGGCGGGCCTAGCGTGACCGAGGGCGGCGTCGGCGCTCCGCCCGGCCCTTCCCCGACGAACGGGGTGTACTGTTGAAGCGAGCCGCGCGACACGATGCTGTAGGTCGCCGCCTGCGTCAGCCCCAAGGCCGATGCCGCGCCTCGCGGGACACTTACCAGCACGGCCGCCGTTTGCGTCAGGTCCAACGCGGACCTGACCAATTTGCACCTGTCCACGGCGGCGGCCTGGTGGAGCGTCAGCCAGTTCCCGGCCCCGCCGGTCGGACTGACGCGAACCTCCCCCAGAAGCTCCAGGACGCTTTCCGCCGAGACCGCAATCGCAGTCGGCTTGACGCGCACCGCCGAGGCCGATTGGGACAATGGAATCGGATGGTGGACCGCCAACATCACGGGCCGGGTTGCACCCGCCGAATCCTGCAAGCCCTCATAGACCGGGTAGAAAGTGTCGGTCGCCTGATCGTAGGCTTCCGTGGTGGTCTGAAGCGGCGTCTCGGCCGACAAGTACCACGGCCGCGCGGTGTGCTCCGCGTGCGACAAGAGGATGGTGCTCTGCGCCGACAGGGACCGCGCGACATGGACCACCGCCACGCACGTCAACTCGGAAAGGCTGCTTTCAGCCACCCCCGCCCGCGCGTGGATCGCGCTGGCCGCATCAGTCACGGCTAGGGTGCTTTCCGCCGAGGCCGCGAGGAAGTTGTTGCGCCCGGCCGCATCGGTCAGCACCAGGGTGCTGTCCGCCGAAGCCGTGAGGAAGTTGTTGCGCCCGGCTGCATCGGTCAGGCTGATGATCGACTCGGCGCTGAGGCTGGGCAGATTGTTGCGTCCGGCCGCATCGGTCAGGTCCAGGGTGTTGGTAGCCGCCACCGCCCACGCTGCCTTGAACGCTGCCGCCGTATCCAGGCTAAGGGACGACTCGGCCGCCGCGAAGATGATGTTGCGGCCGGTGCCATCGGCCGATTGCGTCAAGGCAAGGGTGCTCTCCGCAACCACCGCCCGTGCCACCGTGAAGCCGGCCGCCGTCTCCAGGCCGAGCACCGATTCGGCAGACAGGCTGGGCAGATTGTTGCGTCCCGCCGCATCGGTGAGCGCAATGGCGCTTTCGGCCGCCACGCCGCGCGAGATCGTGGAAGCCGCCTCTACGGTCAGACTGATCGTGGATTCGGCATCCACGGCCGGCAAATTGTTGCGCCCCGCCGCCACGGACAACACAAGGGTGTTCTCGGCCGCGCACGCTCGCGAGATTGCCACCAATGCCTCGTCCGACAGGGACAAGGTACTGGTAGCAGCAGCCTCGATTATGCTCCCCCCACCGCCGCCCTCAACTTCGCTGAGGCCGAGGCGCACGCCGCCCAGCAACGAATCGACCGTACCGAGTTTACCGGTCTCGCTGCCAGTCGAAGGAGGCGTGTCCGGCGCGCCGGCATAAGCCAGCAACACGTCGCCCAGGAGGGAGTCAACGGTCCCTAGCTTGCCGGTGTCAGCCATCGCTTAGCTCTCTTCCCAATGGACCAGAGACAAGGACACTTTCTGACCATTGTTCTGGGGATCAATGAAGATGCCGACCTGGTTGGGCGTACTGCCGTCGTACAGGTTGGCGTAGG